AGACCTTCCATACAATATCTGATGGAAAATATTCTGAATTACTTTTTAAATTATTTGGTAAAGAAAGAGTTGAAAAAGAATTAGAAGAGTTCTTAGAGTTCGATTTCTTCCCCAGAAGTGGTGGAGGTATTGGTGTTACTCGTATAATGGATGCGATCCCTGACTAGGGATCTCAATGTGGGGTGGCGAAACTGGTAAACGCACTAGTCTGTTTAACTAGCGTTCCTGGCGGGACTTGTAGGTTCGACTCCTACCCTCACAGTTTTAAAAAATTATTTAGTTAAATCCTGATTGAAACTTTTGCCATTCAATAGCATTTTTTATTTGATATGTACGGTTCGACACTGCCCTTATAATCTCCTCTAAGAACTTTAGAGTAGTATCATAGTATTTTACCTTAAGATTTGCCTTTGTTAGTCTCTCATCTGCTTCCATATACTTTTGCAGTGCTTCTTTCTCTCTGATCTTATATGGAAACGGTTCTTCTGCATAAACCTCTGCAGGTGCTTTACCTGTATAATATCTGTATCTATCTAAACTTACTTCGTTCTGAGTTGTTCTTGCTTTTTCTCGCATCAAAGTAATCGTATTATAAAGAGTATAATACTTTGAGTGTAATTGAGGAATTTTTAATGATTCATCATGTAAATTATCAGGATCTATGCGAGAGTCTTTTTCCCACATTTCCTGAATCTTATCAAGATCCATAATAAAGATTATTTAATTAAAGTTCTTTGCCAAGCATATCGTTGATCTCAAATATAGTATAGCGGAAAGTTGCCTCTGCTGTAAAGTACTGTATGTCAGTATCTGATACATCAAATGTTAAACTACTTAATGAGATTGGAAATAAATCAACAAACTTAACTTGTATGATGGGTTGGAAGTTACTACTCAATACTTGAAGAGTACCATCGCTAAATGCTTCCTTCGGGTCTCTTTGCCCATCTTTGTCTGTAATTAATTTTTGATAGTCTTCAGTGGTTGCTGCAAAACCAAGTCTTTTCAACCATTTATGAAGTATAGAATAGTTCTCCATATTTTCATCCACAAGAAAAGATAAGGAAAAATCCCCATAAGTTAACTTTTCTCCTGGTATATCGAGATCTTTTAAATACGTTGGTTGGATTTGAGTTGCTAAACTTAAATCTGGTATATTAGCAGATTGTGATATAAAATCTACTTTAGGATGTTTTCCCAAAACAAATTTAAATCCAACTGGAGATAGAAAATTCCTATTCTGTATTTGTCTATCAAATGCAGTTGCCATTATTAGTCGATAATAATATCAAACCATTGCTGACTCATTCCTTTAATGATACTATCTGCAGATTCTTTATCGTCTGCGTATCCTTCTTTTATTAAATGATCAACAACAGACTCGTACTGTTGCTTAATTTCTGATGCTTCTCTAGGTGTAGGTTTCATTTTGAACGCAATATTTGTAGTTATTTATCAATACTATTCTCCACCGCCTCCACCGTTTCCACCGCCACCATTTCCTCCACCATTTCCACCGTTGCCCGAACCACCATTACCGTTCCCATTGCCACCATTACCGTTCCCATTACCATTAGAACCATTTTTTTTACTATCATCGCTGTCATCATTTTGTCTTCCTCCCAAATAGCGACCAACAACACTTACATGTCTATTTCCTTTTGGAACACATGCACCTAGTTTACTATCAAATTTATAACCACTTGGACAAGTACGACGAAACTCTTTGTATGATTTCATTTCTTTTTTAATTCCTAGTAGTTATTTAGAATAAAAAAGAGACCTGTTAAGGTCTCTGATCCATCTCGAACATACTATCTATACTCAGCAATGTTACCACCATTGCGTCCGCTTGTATTATCCATAATTCCCATCATTCGAGAGACAAGTTCTGGATTTTTCTTTGCATATCCTTCTCCAAAATGATTGTCTATGCTACGAATTGATTCTTGTAGATACTGATCTGTAATGAAACTAACNATTTCAAATTTTTCAGTGATTTTCATGTTTATGTTTGTATAGTACCCTTACATACTAGCATAAAAAAAGACCCCTGTAAAGGGGTCANTGTAAAGAAAATATGTAATCTCAAATTACATAAGGTTGTTAACTCTAACTCTTCTGTAGTATCTGTTGCTATTAGCAGTGATACGACCAAGACCTGCAGTTGTTCCTTCAGCAAATGGGTTGGAAACAAGACCATAACGAGTCTTAAATCCGATTTTTGGCTGGAAGGTGTTCTCTCCAACTGCACGAACCATCTGTAGTGGAACGTATGGGCAGTAGAATAAACCTGCGTCATAAGGTGAAGAACCTTTGTATCCAACAACGTAGTACTGAGCAGCAGCAACGTTTGCTGAATATGGGTCGATGTATACTCTATACTTACCTTGTAGTACACCTGCAAATGTATTGCCTGTGTCATCAACGTTAAGGTTAGCGTTAAGAGCAGGAGTGTAGTCTAGTACACCAGCCATTGTTAATGCAGAAGCAACGTCAGCAGAACAAAGGATCATGTTACCCTTTCCGCGTCTTGTTTCTTGTGCGATTGCGTTGGCATCTCTTTCGATCTGGAAGATCAATCCCTTGAACTTCTCAACAGACCATCTACCGTTACTATCAACGTCTAAGTCAAATGTACCGTTTGAAGCAACGTTTGCCTGTGCACCAGACTTAGCAGCTTTGTATACTGTACGGATAACTTCTCTGTTGATCTCAGCAAGAATCTCAGTAGAAAGAATGTTAGCAAGTTCTGCTTCTGCATTCAATCCGTGGATTGCTTTGAGGTCTTGAGCAAGTTCTAATGAGTACTCAGCTTTAAGTGCTCTGGACTTCGCAGTCACAGTAACTTTCTCGATGCTGAATGCCATCTGGTTGAACTCGTCTCCAGATGTTCCTAGATCTTCAGACTCAGCAGTACCCATACCCTGACCAACAGGATAAGTTGTTGCTGTTTGTGAACCCTCTGGGTTAAGAAGACCTGGGTTTGAGGCAGATGTAGGTCCAGTTGTACCGAAACCAACTGCTTCTCCACCACCACCAGATACGTAACGTGTACCTTCGATGTCGAAACCTGAGTTCTGTCCAGAGAATGATGTATCTGCTTCGTCGAATAATGCTTCTGATCCACCCATAGACTGGAACTTAGAACGCATTGCGAAGATTAAACCAGTTGGACCGTTCATTGGTTGTACACCAGCTAGGTCATAAGCGACCAAGTTTGGCATAGAACGACGGATCAAACTGATTAACACTGGATCAAAACCTGCAACAGGTGATGATGCGTCAGCAGAGAAACCTGCTGTTGATGATGTTGAGTTTGTATTTACTGTAGGTTGCTCAGATAAGAAATCTCTTTCTTCCTGTACAGCCTTTTCTTGGTTTTCTAGCAGAATAGCAGTTACCGCTCTACGATGTGAATCCTTAATTGGATCTAGACCATCGTGGTCTAAGATCGGTGCCCACTTCTCCTGTAGATGTTCAGCGTTGAACATTTGCATTTGAATTTTCCTTTATGCGAAATTTGTTTGTTTGATTTTATAATTTAAAAATCACTTTTTGGCAACTCTACCTAGAGTCTGAAGATAAGCATCCATTCTAGAAGAATACTGCTTAACTGGTTCTTCAACCCCTTCAGAAATTAGGGTATCAGAGTTATCTTTTTTGGAGCACTAGTGTTTGCAGGGAAATAAGATTCTCTTAACTTAACTAGTTTCTCTCTATAGGTATCTTCACTATCAAACTCAACGTTTTCTGCAAGTTTAGCGAGCTTATCTTTCTGTGAAAGTGCTAATCCTTCTGTTACTTCTGAAAAAATTACATCAGCAACTGATTCTGCTAACCTCTTATTAAGAGCAACGTTTTTATCGATTTGCTCATTGAGTTTTGACTCCATTTCATCAAGTTTATCTACCATACTCTCTAGGACATCATATTTGTCTTCAGGGATTGTTACATAATGTTCTTCAAATAGTTTCTTCATTCCATCTAAGAATGAATCAGTCATTTCAGCTTTGAGTCCTTCTTCGACTGAGAGTTGATTTTCTTTAACCCACTCGTCTGCAACATACTCAAGGTATGAATCGACTCGCTCTGTTAAATCTTTTTTTACCGCCTCTACTTCTTCTACTAATACTTTTTCATAAGCACTTTGTAGTTCTTCCTTAACGGTAGCAACCTTAGACTTGATTGCGGTCTCGAAGATTGTTCTTGCTTTCTCTTGGAATTCTTCGGAAAGTTCCTCTCCTGCAATGAGTGCATTAATATCTTCGTCGATATTAATTTCCTCTTCTGACTCTTCCTCTTCAGCAATTACTTCCTCTTCAGAAGTTTCTGCTTCAGCAACAACTTCCTCTTCAGAAGATTCTTCTTCAGCAACAACTTCATCAGTTGCTACTTCGTTTTCAGCGACTACATCGCCTTCAACTTCTTCCTCTTCTTTCATGCCTTTACCAGCTTCTGCAGGTTTAGCACCCTTGTTTACAACATCCTTAACTTGCTTAAGTGTTGCACCAGGTGTTTTTAGTTTTGCTGAGTCGTCGTCAGGTTTATAGTTTTGAGGTGTAGGACCGCCTAGATCCTCTACATTTCCTCCGTCCATTTTTTGCATTGGTTCCGCAGGTTTAGCACCTTTGGTCACCACGTTCTCTTCGATTTTTTCCATTTTGTCTAATTTGCTACCTAAGTAAATTGGTGATAATCTGTATTTATTTATAGAACTTAAAGATTTGATAGGAATTCATTGAATAAATTCAATTTATGTTCCTCAAGTACCTTCTGATCTACAAGTGTATTAATATGTTTTTTTGTTTGAGATGCGAGTTGTTCACGGAGTATTCCTCCTTCCCAAACCCACTCTTTTCCTTCCATAATTCCTGATACAAAAGCATCAGGTGCTGATGGATCAGCAACAATATCTGCAGCAGTTGCTAACATAAAATCTTCGCCAACAACTTTACATCCAT